TTTTTATTTGTTTGAATTTTATCATTCATTAATAATTCAAGACCACCGCCAAAATTAGTTGATTTATTTTCCCAATCATTATTATTATCACTAAAGTCCAGCTCAGTAATTTCTAACATTTCTGACATTATATCTATTCATTAATTAGAACATTTAATTTTAAGTATTACGAATTAAAAATATATATTTTTATTAAATTAAAAATATATAATATTATATAAAAAACTTATTACATATTGTTATGATTTATAAACCATAACCCTTGAAGAAATGAATCAGATAAATCATCTTTTTTCTTATGTTTATTAAAATAATCTATATGTTCATTAAATCTAAAATCATTTGTAATTATTTCTAAACATTTCGTAATTCCTAATTTTTTTCTATCACTGTATTTTGTTTTTAAATTGGTTTTATTTTCTTTATTTCCAGTATTTGCAGTATTTTCTTTATTTGCAGTATTTTCTTTATTTGCAGTATTTTCTTTATTTTCTTTTTTTATAGTATTTGTAGTATTTTTTGTGTTTAAATTATTAAAATCTTTTAATTTATTTGCAGCAGAAATAAAGTCTATTTTGTCTACCTTTATATTTGACATAATAAAATATTGAACAATCATTCCTTGTATCGTTTTCATTCTAGTAGCAATTGGACTAATTTGATTTTCTATTATAACATAATCTATTTTTTTTTCATTTTCAAATAATTTATTAAATTTTGTTTTAATATTATATCCTATATTAAATAAATCCACGTCTGCGGCTTTTTTATTCTCAATATTTTCAAAATAATTTTGATTAATATATTCATTTATTAACTGTATTAAATCCATTTTTTTAATTTTTGGTGAATATTGAATAGAATGTTTATTAGCAATTTCATAAAGTTTCTGAATTTTTTGTTTATTAATAAAAGAAGGTTTTTGTTCTGATGTTGGTATTTGTAATATTTGTTTTTTTGAGTGTTTTAAACAAAAAGTTTCATTGTTTTTTTTAAATTTAGATGGTTTATTACAAACAATATTTTTTTCTATAAAACCACAAAGTAATATATCGTCTTGTTCAGATATATTTATTATATCCCATTTTGTAATCTTAAAATGCTGTAAACTTTCTGGTTTTTCTAAAAGACAAAATGCCAAATTTTTAATACCAACATCAATAGAGAGAATCTTCATTTATAATACTATGTATAAAAAGTTATTATATTCTTTTAACTTTTTATATTGTTTTATTTATTTTATCTATTTTATTTTGCAATATTAGCAGGAATAATAGTAGGTGCTATTAGTCTAGAGTTTAATTGCTCACTTGTTAAATAAGGATTCTTAAGATCACTGTTACAGTAACCAAATCCTGGTTTACTTGTATCAAATATACTTCTAAATTTATATGGAACATTATCCGACGGCGTTCTATCAGTTTGAACGTGTGGGTCAAGACCTAATGTATAACAAGCTTCGCCTGAATTATATTTCATAATTTGAATACCATTATTTTGAAGATATTGACGATAAGTCCAATTAGATTGTATACCTTCTTTAGATTGTATTCTTTCATTTACTACTGCGTCAGGTTGCCACTGCGCCCATAATCTACCATCTGACATTATAGGTGGTGAATTAAATTTATAGTTATTACTTCCAGAATAACAGTTTTCCCAACTATAGTTTGTTGAATTATTGCTATAACAAGTTAAGCTTGACATATATATATATTCTATATTTATAATAAAAATAAAATATTTTCTTAAATATTTATTTACACCTTAATAATAGTTTTTTGCGCTTTTTCAGAGTATATTTTTAAAAATATTACTCTTTTATATCAAATAATGATATATCATATATTATACTAGTCCACAAAACAAAATTTGAAATCCACCTATAATTTGAATAACAATAAACAGCTTTTGCATTCTTTATTAAAAAAAAATCTACTATTGTATCTATATCAGATTGTATTTTTGTATGATACGGTTTATTTAAAAATACATACACATCTTTATTATTATATAAATCAAATAGTTCTTTTTTGAATGATAAAGAGTCACTAATTATAACTGCATTTTTTTTTATATTTTTTAAAAAATTTTCTACATATAAGCTATTATTTTCTATATTATTATTAATTAATATATTATCACCTACTCTATAATGAAATAAATTAAATATAGGAGGTAATTCATATAGTTTTAGTTTGATATATTCTTCTATTTCTGGTTTTAAAATTAATAATTTTTTAATATAAACTTTAATATCATTATCAATTTCATCAATAATTGGAAATGAATTAGTATAAATACTAATAACATTATAGTTTTTTGATAATTCATTTATTTCATTTACTAAAAAATTATTATTTATATTTTCATTATAGAATAAATATGTTTTTTCTATTTGTGAATTTATAGATATATAATTATTAACTAAATATTGGTTAAACACATGATTACAAAAATCTATATTTAATTCAAAATTAAGTATTTTTTTTATTTGTAAAATTGTTATTAGTCCTCTAATGTTATCTCCTATCCCTTGAAAATTATCAAAACGAAAAATAATAATCATCTATATTTACATTTAATATTTTATTTTTGATAAAATATTATAAATATTTTCATTGATTTCATTGTGTTTTTTGTAAAATAGCAACATAAATACCATTATGCCAAGTTTCGTATGCTTGTTGTTGTGGTGTATGTGAATTATCCCAAGTTAATCTAATTTCTTTTTCAAATAATATTTTTAACTTTAACTTATCAATAGATTCAAATGTACCATTACGAACGCCTCTCCAATTCCAATCATCTACTATAAAAATAAATAAATCATCTAAACAATTATAATAATGTAATAATGCTTTATAATGACTTTCTATTGAATGTTCTCCATCATACATATAAATGTTAAATTTTGGTAAGGTTGAAACATCTACTTTAAAACAATCATTTTCAATAAAGATTGCATCATTATCGCCTTTAAATTTTGCAAAGTTAACTAAAAATTCATTTTTAGGACCTCCCCATTCACTCCAATTATCTATACATATAACTTTTGCTTTATTACCATACATAGCAGAACAAACTGAGCTACCCTTCCAAGTTCCTATTTCTAAATATCTCGCATCTTTTATGTTTAATAAATTATTATAAAAATGTCTTGTTTTAATCCCAGTCATACCTTCCATATTAATAATATCACTTGTAATTTTAGAAACTTTATTTTCAGCATTTCTAAATGCGGTTTCAATATGTTCTTTATATATCTCCATTATATACTATATATAAAATATAGTATAATATACAATTGAACGAATACATAAAAGATTAAAAAATTTTATTTTTATTCTTAATTATATTTTTATTATTCAATTCCAAGTAATTTAAAAATTTCTGGTTTCTTTAATTTTGTTATGTCTGATGCTAACCCTTTTTCAGAAATAATGCTTCTTAGCTTACTTAATGATAATTTTTTATAATCTATTGGTTCATTTTTATTTTCTTCTAAATTTATATTGATAGATTTTAAATCATTTTTATCAAAACTAATTTCATTGTCTTCTAATACAATTTTTTCATTTGAATCTTCTAATTCGTTTAATTCTTCCACTGAATATTGATTTATTTGTTGGGTTAAATCTTCATTTAAGTCTTCATTTAACTGTAATTCTAAATTTTCTATTTCTTTATTATCATCTTCCTGATTTTGAATATTAATTTTTAGAACTTTAATTTCAGTTGTTTCATCTATTTCACTATCACTGTCACTGTCAATATCATCTAAATCGTAAATATTTTCTTCTAATTCAAAAGCATCTTGTGTTTCTTCTAATTTTAATTCATTATCATCTTCATACTCATTCTCATCAGAATCTGAATCAGAGTCAGAATCAGAATCTGAATCAGAGTTAACCGATTTACTTTCATCAGATACTGATATTAGATCATTACTTTCTGAAAGATTAAAAGATTTAATAGAATTGTCTAAAGGTTGACTACCGCCAGAAAAATTTAATGCTAAGTGATTTAAACCAAACTTAACATTATTTATATCCTCTGCTAAAGTTGAAACAAGGCTTAACATAGAACTTATTTTATGGTTTTGTTCTCTCATTTTACTTTCAAAATAAACAACAACAAGGCATACTACTAATAATAATATGCCTAAAAATATTAAAAATGTAGGAGTAAATAAATCTGCTAAGGAAGACATATATATTACAAAAAGTAAATATAAATTAATTAATTAACTAACGAATTAAATTATATAATATATTTATTCAAAATAAATAGAGTTTTCAATTATTTCTTTTGGAAAATTCATTTCTGTTAGAACATTTATGCCGCCTTTCACTTCAGAAATACCTTTTTCTAATTTATACATAAAATTTATTCTATTATCTTTTTTCTCAGTAACCATTTTATAATTTTGAATACTTTTTTCTGTATTTAATTTTTTACAAACTTTAATAAAATGTGTGGTTAAAATAGATTTAACGTTCTTATATTTTTGTAAATACATCATAAACGAAGTAGCACTAATTTCCGCTTCTTCTGGATTTGTGCCAGAATATAGCTCATCAAATACACAAAAATGTTCATCTTTTTTATTATCTTGAATAATATCCAAAATTTCTTTACATCTTCTAGCTTCTGCTTGAAATAAACTATCGCGACCAGATGTATCAGGAATATTTAAATAACAGTGTATATATTTGAAAGGTTTAAATTTCGCAACTTGATAAAAGCCACACCCAAATTGCTGTGTAAATATAATATTAATCAATGTGGATTTCAAAATAGTTGTTTTACCTGAAGCATTTGGGCCAGTAATAATCATATTTTTATTTAATTTTATGGTATTTTTAATTGGGTTAGAATTTTTCAAACAAGCATAGTAACTCTTTTTGAATACTACTTTATTGGATTCAATAAAGCTTGCAAAATTAATTTTTCTCTCTACAATATTTTTTTGTAACCCTTCAATACAATCAATATAACCTTGGAAGCCAATAGAATACATAATCGCATCTTCATATTCTTTATTCGTATGTAGTTCATAAAAGTATTTTAAAACTCTACCTATTTCTTGAATTTTAGTTATATTATAAAAATTATATTCTGTAATTGACTGTAGTTTATGTTTAATATTAATTAATGTTTGTTGTTTTTGTGCAAGGTGATAGTTAAAATCTTTATAGGATTGTAAATCATAAGTGTGCTGAATATATTTTTCCATTAGATGTATAGTATTATCTAAATATAATCCAATTTCTTTAAAATGATTATGTATTGTTTTCATATTATTATTAAATCTTACACAAACCATTACATTTTGATAAATAGAAAATAAATAAAATGCTGCTGAAATAAAAATATATATTTTTTCTTGTATTCCAATATCATTAAAATCAACTGTGAATAATTTACCAATAGCATTTGTTTGTGCTACAATTTTTAAAACATCTATATATTCAGAAAAAGAAATAGGTATATTCTTTAATTTTAAAATAGCAAAAGGTATAATTAATATGATAATAGGTATTAAAAGAGAGAAAATTGGAGAACATAAATTATAAATACTCATAAATTGTAAAAAAATTTCTGAGTGATTTAAAAATTCAATGGTATCCCAGTCAATATAATAATATTTTTCTTTAAATCCGGAGTCAATCTTAATTTCATTCCATATGTCAATAATTCTTTTATAGTTTTGTGAAATATTGGTATATTTTTTTTCTATTGGTTCATATGTTTTAATAAGTTTTTGACTGTCTTTTAAAAAATTAATATCAGTTGTATAATAATTGCCGACTTGTTCTATTATTTTTTTTGAAATATCATTATCATTGTCAAAACAATAAGAATAAATAGGATTACACGAAGCATCAATAGTTTTTATTAGTTCTAAATCTATTGCTATATTTTGTTTTAATTCAACCTTATCTTTGTTATAAAAAATAGGTAACTTGAAATGTTCGTTTATTTTATGAACAATCGTTTCGTTTTCAATATTTTCATCATCTTTTTTATCTTTTTCATCTTTTTTATCTTTTTCATCTTTTTCACTTTTATCATTCATTTGAAACATTATATTTACACATAGAAATATAATGAAACTATTTTACGAATAATATTTTTTATTAAAATTTTACAATACGGGAGGAAATAAAAATATATATTAATACTTCTAAATTCCAGACAAAAAACTTAAGTCAGCAGGCATTTCAGAAATTTCAGTTGAGTAGTGTTGTTCAATTGCCTTAATTTTTGGTATATCCCTTCTAGTAATAAAATTAATTCCAACGCCTTTTCTACCCCATCTTCCACTTCTACCAATTCTATGAAGGTATGTATGAACACACTTAGGTAAGTCAAAATTAATAACAATACTAACTTGTTGTATGTCAATACCACGAGCGGTAACATTGGATGAAATTAACACACGTGAGTTACCGTTCTTAAAATCATTAAAAGCATTTTCCCTCTCATTCTTATCCATATTACTATGGATCCTGCAAACTGGAAACCCGTCTGCGTTCATTGCTTCATATAAATCTTGTACTCTTTTAACACTATTACAGTAAATAATACATTGAGATATAGATAAATATGAAAAAAGATCTTTTAATGTAGCATATTTTTGTTGGTCATCTTCAACTGCTACTACAAATTGCTTGATACCTTCTAATGTTAAACTCTCGCGTTTTACACTAATCTTAACAGGATCCCTCATAATTTTAGAAATAATAGAATTAATGCTTTCTGGCATTGTAGCACTAAATAAAGCAACTTGTATTTCATTACTAAAATATTGAAAAATATTATAAACTTGCTCTTTAAATCCTGAAGATAACATTTCATCCGCTTCATCTAAAATAACAAGCTTGATTTTTCTAGAAGATAATTTATCACGTCGCAACATATCAAATACACGACCA